ATTCCCCCTTGCCACATATCTTCATATCCTACTCCGCAAATTCTGCTTATACCACCACTAGCACCAAAGTCATAACTACCTCTTTTTAAGAGTGAAGCATTCTCCAACTCTATTGCATCTGAAGTGTTGACCTTAATGTTGGTTCCATCGGTCTCATTACCATTTACTAATGTCTGTGCTAATGTTTGATTGCCACCAGCCAAGTCAGCAACATCCTGAACGGTTGTTTGCTTTGTTGTACCGCCTTGCACTATTGGTAATGGCTCACTGCCACTTAATGCACCAGCACTTGGTAATCCACTTATCTTAGTATCTGCCATTATAATTGTATTTTATCGTTGTTTTCTTGTAATAAATAGTACCCATCTTCTAATAATAGGTAGTATGGTGTTAATGGTGGTGCTGGCATTGCTTCGTCATCACTCAATGTTGCAAAGATAGTATTACTTAAATTGTTATTCAATTTAGTAACTTGTATTTGAAATCCAACATTATTTACTTTTTCAGCACCTAACTTAGTTTTACTTAAAAAACCTCCATAATTATCTAATGTGTAACCAAACTGCATGCACAAATCATAGTTACTTTGCAATTGACGTATAACATAACTATCATTTATTGGTACTTGAATGTATGTTTTAGCTGTGTTATTAGTTATCTGTTGCGCTTTTATATTCTCATTATATGTAAGTGTCAACCCATCAATATTGTCCGTTATAGTGATGTTATTGTCATTACATAACTTAATAGATAATTGAGCATCGCCATACAATAACACTGCAACATCATAAACACTTAATCCATTCTTAACTACGTACTGCATCTACCTCAAAATTAATACTATTGTTATCCTGAAATACTATGTCAATATTACTATATCCATCATTTGTAAGTTGTATGTTTACTTCACTTTTAACCGTTTGTTGACTTACGGGTGCATTTATGAAACTATCAATACTTACCCCACATAATGGATATTCTTTCCAACTACCTTTGTTTGATGAAATGATATCCACAATATGTTGGTTATCGCTTTCGTAAATGGCAAAGTCACCATCCGAAATATATAAATCGCCATCTGTATCTGACCTGAAATCTTTAACCGTTGCCATGTTTGTCAATTAATGAGTATAATTCTTCAATTTCGTGTCTTTTGGTCAATAAATAAAACAACATTTTAACATCTTCAAAATCTCTTAAAGGTTCTAATATTGGTATTATTTTATTGTCCTTTTCAATGCAATATTCAAAGTTTGGTGATAAAATAAAATTGCCATGTTTAAACACATAATCAGTATCTGCATATTGATATACAAAGCCCAATTCATCATTACTTACTTTGCCAAATCTGTTTTTTAATAGTTCTTTTTCCATATCGCAAATATAATTAATTAACCATTGCCATGTTGTATTGTTTTATTTTCTAAATCGTTTGCCGTTGTAGGTGTTAATTGTGAAGCATACCATGTAGCTGCTGCCAACTTTAATGCTGCGCCTCCATCACTCGGAACAGGTAACCATGTTGAAAAGATAGTTTTTAATGTGTTTATATCGTTTTCAATAGTGTTCATCTTGCTTACCAAATCAGTAACCTTTACTAGCCCACCATTAGCATCACCAGCCAAATAAATATTATCTACCTCGCTAACCATAGTCACATACGCTGTTGCATCGCTTAACTGCGATAAAATAACTACGCTACCTTCTTTTGGTATCAAAGTAAAACCTTTAGTATAATCTGCATTTAATCGTACATCCAAAAAGTCAGCATCACCATTAATAGGCTCTACGTCGCATGTCATGGCTGTAGTGTCAACTGACTTAACAGTTGCCGCCATGCTTTCAAAGCCTAAGTCATCCATTCCGCTTAACGCTCTTATGGCTTCTGTTATATCTCTACTTGCTGTACTCATTATGCTATTTTACGTTCTAACTCTATTTTTTGCCTACCTCCATCAACACCAAAACTTGTCTCAACTGACTTTATTAAATACGTTCCCTTACGTTCAGGATACATATAACTATCAATTACTGCATAGTCACCTGAAACAACTGTAGGCTCTAAAAAAGTCATAAATGAACCATAGTAACCTGTGTAGTTTGCTTGTTCTAAAAAACTCTTAGCCTTACTATCTAATGCTGCTTTAGTACCACCATACTGAAATATGGTGCGAATATCACCTTCTTCATCGCCATAAATGTATTCCTTTTGCTTGTTATCATTACCAATTAAAATACCTTTTACTTGAATTTTTACATCTTCTTTTTTCAAATATTGTAAATCCATCCCATCAGCTATCATTTGCCTTTCAAATAAGAAATATTGCTCTTTGGCTAATTCTTTTTGAAACGGCAACCCAACATATAAAGTACTATCAATAAAGTAAGAATATAATCCATAGTCATTTCGCAATGTTTGTAATACCTTGCCACATGATGCTTCATTTATTCTTATTGGTGCTAACTCACAATTTAGGGCCTTGAACTTAACCTTGCTTGGTAAAATAGCTTTTAATAAGTTTTCAAGACTACCAGCTCCAACACTTTTATTTTTAATAATTGTTTGTTTCATTTAAAGTTGTTTATTAAGTTGTTGTAAAATTCGTTTCTCATTTGAATAACTGGTTCCCCTCGTTCAAGTAGTAAATCGCTCCAGCCTTCCTCTTTTTTTACCTTAGTTATTATCATTCGTTTATCGTAGTCAACTGGATAAGTCAAACCATTGTCACTCATTCGGTTGGTTTCAAGTAAGTAAGCGCAAATGTGCCATTCAGGACGGTCATAAAGGAACATATACATTTGACATTGATGATACTGTTGGTCATCTATTCCTTCGTGAAGGTAATCTAACCAAGCTTCTAAACTTGTAGGGCATTTAAAGTCAACTCCCCAATGAGTAGCTATACAGTCAGCTGAACCTCCGAATTCCATGTACATTTCAAATGGTGGTTGATATTCTGCATCCTTACAAAAGTGTTGCTGGTAATACTCAAACGCTGAACTTTCGGCTAAGTGACCATGTTCAGTTTGCCAAGTTCCCTTTTCATCGTAGAATTTAAAGAACATTTGATTAGCTAATTGTTTGGCGTAGGTGCGTTGACCTTTCTCGGCTGAGCGTTTTGGGAATAGTACTGAGCATTTACTGCCAGTTATTAAACCGAATCTGTTATTATCAAACATAATTAATATCTTAAATTAATTTTTTCTCTTGTTCTATAATTATATATTTCCTCAATCAATAGTTTATACTGGTCCACATCGTTACAATTTTGTAGGGCTAAAGGCTGTATTTGTAGCTTTTGAAGAAAATGTGTGAAATCAAATAAAGGCTTATCTAACATCTGCGACATAGCTCGTATAAATGACCTTCTTTTATATCCATCATAGAACTTACCAATCATTGTAATTTTATTAGCCTTATCAATAGCCTTGTTGTAGTCTTTTATTTTAAATTCTCCATTATAGAAATTTTTTATGTTGCTGCCATTATCATTATTAGATAATAAAAGTAAACATTCGTTGTGACCAAATTCAAATCGTTTCTTAAACTTAGCGTATTCAATGTAATGCTCATATCCAAGCTGACAATATCCAGTTAGATAATCCTCAGCATTCCAAGTTTTTGAATTTTGATTTAAAACATGAACTTCTGTTAATCCATAACCTTTGCAAATAAGATAGTGTAAAGGTAATTTAAGCTCTTGAATTACATCAAATCTATGTTGGCCGTCAATTATCTCAAATTTTTCGTTAACAATAATAATAGTAAATAAATAGTTTTCAGCCATTGACTTCTGAAGTCGTTTAATGTGAAGTAGATTTTTGTTTCTATTGCCATCAATAGGCTTGAACAAAAAGTAGTCTGTTGTTGTGTGAACTTGGTTACTGTACTTCACCATTGGTTCTGATTTAAAAATATTCATTTTTTTTAAGTGGTTTTAAGCTTTTTGGTTTTTTACCCTAAGTGCCTCTACCATTTCGCCAAATGCACGAACTTTAGCAGCATAGATAATAATTGATTTGCCTGCCCATTGTTCAATGTATGGAGTGTCCAGAATCTTAGTAATGATTTTGGCGTTGGTCTTGTTTATTATCATTCCTTTCTGGCCTCCTTTAAAGTAAGCTACGATACATTCTTGCGATCCTTCAGCGGTTTTTACTTGCTCCTTTTGAACCTTCTCAATAGTTAGTTTTAGTTCTTGACCTGGTTGCAGGATTTCAGCTCCTATGTAGTTAGGATTAGTGAGTTTCTTCCAGTGTGTTAAGTTTTCCATAGAATTTTAAGTTTGTGAATTGGTTAATTTCTTGGTTGATTTTTTCTAAGTTATTGTTTTTTATTTGCCAGTTATCAAGTGCCTGAGCCATCTGTGAGTAGTTCTCCTCAGTTTCGTACTTCTCAACAAATCTCCTCGCCTGATTGTAAGTTTTCCAAGCCTCTAAAAGTTCTTCGGCTGCTTCATAATGTCTGAATCTTACTGCTAACTTCTCTGGATACTTTGATTTAATTGGTTTCTTCATATCTAAAGTGGGTTAAGTAGTTGATTCTTTCTGATACTTGCCTGATTAATAGGTCGGCTTGTATCTTTTTTTCAATGTTTGAATCCGAGATGGCTAATTCTCTTAGTTTGATTAGCCTCTGTAATCGGTTAATAAATAGTATCATAGTTCGAATGAGTTTATGTTTGGTGATTGTGAATTTTTAAATCCGTTTAAGTAGTCAATTCTTGTTTTAACTTCCTGCATTTTTAGTGCGTGTTCTACAAGCTTATCAAATGCTGGTTTTAAAGTAGGGTTAATTAAACAAAATTCATTAACCTCATCTGCCAACCATTGTACTGGCGAGTCGCAATAATTAGTATCCATTGTTTAAAGGGTTTGATGTGTGATAAAGTAGTTCTTTTAATTCTTGGGCTTGCTCATCTCGGTTTTGCTGGTTTACTTTTTCCATTAGTCTAAGTTCAGCAGCGAAGTTCCAAAGTCCTAAACTCTCGGCAAGTTCTAAGCAGGTTGGGAAGTCTTTCTCTCCCATAGCATACCAATTAGTTATGGTATCTTCGGCAAATTGTTCTAATGTCATAGTTCACCTCCTAACTTTTCAACTTCGTTTTCCAAAGCTTCTAAAATTGATTTGTCAGCATAAGTCATAGCTCTCATCATCTGTACCATAATTCGCATAACTTCATGACTGGTTGCATCGTCATCTAATTCTACTGAATGCTTAATTCCGTAAGCTTCACAAGTGATTTTAATTTTGTCCATGTTATTTAAATTTTAAAAAGTGTTTAATAGCATCAGTTATAAGCTGGTCTTTTGTGTAAATACCCTCGTAAGCTGAGCGGGTTTGATTAATTTTGTCTTGGTGAATTGAAATTTGTCTAATCAATTCTTCTGATAGCCTAAAGCTTTGAAGTCGTTTTTTTTCGGTCATATATGTAAAGGTTGATTTGTGTTACAATAATTAAAATTGAGCCTACAAGCATAGGTAAAAAGAACTTGTAAGGTAGGTAAGCAGTTGACTGGAATAAGGCCAAAGCTAAAAGAATGTAAAGTAGTTTTTTCATATTAATTTGTGCGTTGGTCAGTCGCACCCCTGAGTTGATTAATTATTTTCTAAGTGGATTAAAGCAAATTTCATTAAAATAGCTGGTTTAAATTCGTTCCATTCTTGAGCAGTAATACCAATTTTTTCTGCTGCTTTTAAACTTGCATTGATAAAATCTTGATTTAAACATAAATCGTGAATTTTATTCATAACTTCATTTAAAGATTCAATGCCGTTTGAAAAGTTAATGTTTGAGTTGTTAGCGTTTGTCATGTTAGTTTATTTTAAGTAGTTATTTGCCGTTATTGTGATACAAATATACAACCATTGTAATCAAATGCAAGCACCTGTAAACAAAATACACAAAATAATTCCCTCACTTTTTGTAAAGTGCTATAAATCAGTAAGATTATTTTTGATTAAGGGCAAAAAAAATACTCGGCCACCGTGACAAGTAAAACCGAGTATTTAAAATTTAAATATCTATGCAATACAAATATACTATAAAAGAAATAAAACGCAAATTAAATTTAAAAAATAAGGATCAACCCTAAAATAACTGCTGAAGTTGTAGCAATTAGGCTAAGTTTTTGGTGGAATTTTAGTTTTGTTTGAAGTTTAGAGTTTTCTTTTTCTAAACTTTTGGTTTGATACTGGTATTGCTCGGCTATATCTCGGTAATTACTAACCTTTCTTTCAAGTATTTCAATGACTTCTTTTTGTGTATGTGAAATTATGCTAATACTTCTGTTCTGTTCCATGATAGATAGGATTTTTCGCATTTCCGATGGAGTCAAAGTCTTGCAATCCTGACTTGATGCTGTCAAGCAAAACGCTATCAGGCCACATATAGATAAAAATAATTTTTTCATTGGTTTTAATCTTGGTTTTGTAAATTAAAGAATCGTAACGCTTAATTATAGTATCAATTCTAAGGTTATCGTTTAGCCTATTTTGAATGGTTGTATCGCTGATTTGTTGAGCAGGTTTAAACTTATACCAGTTTGTATAGAATAAGCCAATACACAAAGCTAAAATGATAAATAAACTAATTGCTGAATTACTTCCTTTTCCCATTCTTTAAATACTCTCCGCTTTTTTGTTTTAGTTCCCATTCTTTTTGCACCTCAGCGACTAACTTTTTACGGTTCAATTCGTGTTCTGCAATGGCTTTAAGTTGCTCAGGAGTGGCTTTATACTTTAATAAACTTCTCATAATAATGTACTGAGTAAATAACTTACCCATATCACACACAAAATTAATATTATTATATCTTCTTTTTTCTGTTCGTTCACTTTATTACTAAAATTTGTTTGCGATTTCCTGATGCCTTAAAAGAGATGTGCAACCAACTAAAATCGTACTCGTTAATTAACTGGTCAAAGTCTAAAGTCTTAGCCAATTCAAATAACTTTTTATTTTCTGTTTTGGTACCAGTAGTGATGTCTATTGCTTGTCCTTTGGTGTGTTGGCTTAATGGACTTCCACCTACCAACTGATTTAAACTTTGACCTAAAAAAAGAGTTTACTTTAATTGGCTTTCCCCACATTTTTCTTAATGGTTCAAAACAATTTTCTGCAACCAATTTCATATTGGCTAATTCCTGATCATTTGGTTGGTTACTTATGCCGTTTCTTATCGCAGTCGGAGATAAGGTAGCCTCATCGTATGTTATGTGTTCGCTAATCTTCATAATTTTCATAATATATTTCAGTTAAAAAACCCTCTGTCAGAATTAAAGCCATCCTTCT